AATCATAAACGCAATCAATAACCCTAAATACCGTTTCGTATGCGGAGCAGTATCAAGACGTCAGGGTAAAACTTATATTTCAAATATTATAGGACAACTCACAGCACTTGTCCCGAATACGCACATCTTAATTATGTCACCTAACTACTCTCTGTCTCAAATATCTTTTGATTTACAAAGACAATTAATTAGGCACTTTGATTTAGAAGTTACAAAAGATAATGCTAAAGACAGAGTTATAGAATTATCAAATGGTTCTACTGTTCGTATGGGATCGATTAACCAAGTTGATTCTTGCGTGGGTAGATCATATGATTTAATAATATTTGATGAAGCAGCACTTGTAGATGGGCGAGATGCCTTCAATGTAGCACTAAGACCTACATTAGATAAAGATAATAGTAAAGCAATTTTTATATCTACTCCTCGTGGTAGAAATAATTGGTTTGCCGACTTCTTTTATCGTGGATTTTCAGATGATTTTAAAGAGTGGGTTTCTATTCGAGCAACTTATCATGAAAATCCAAGATTTAGTGAAGAAGATATTATAGAAGCGAAAAAATCCATGTCAGGAGCAGAATTTGCTCAAGAGTATATGGCTGACTTCAATACTTATGAAGGTCAGATATGGGCGTTCGATTACGAAAAATGCATAGCGGATCTATCAGAATTAGACACCAGTAAAATGGACGTTATAGCAGGATTGGACGTAGGATATAAAGACCCAACAGCACTATGCGTAATAGCATATGATTGGGACTCAGGTAATTTCTATGTATTAGACGAATACTTAGATGCAGAACGAACAACAGAACAACACGCAATGCAGATCAGAGCACTACAGCAGAAACATGATATTGATTGGATATACATAGACTCTGCAGCACAACAAACTAGATTTGACTTTGCGCAAAATTATGATGTAACTACTATAAATGCTAAGAAGTCAGTTCTTGATGGAATTGGGGAAGTAGCGAGTTTAGTAGATAATAACAAATTGATTGTAGACCAAAGATGTCGTCACACATTAGAGTGTTTGGACCAATATCAGTGGGACCCAAATCCCAATTTGATGAAAGAGAAACCAAAACACGATAGATTCTCACATATGGCAGACGCTCTTAGATATGCGCTGTATACTTTTGAGACATCAGCTACAACTTTTTAAATGAAGCACACCTACGAAAAAATGTTTCTTGACATTTTCGTGGTATTTTAGTATAATACAAGGTAAGAGAAAAATAAATGAATCTTAAGCGAGACTTAGTCAAATACGTTAGAGACAAAGCAAAGTCAAAATACGATAAGGGAACGGAATGCCGTATCTGCGGAAGTAAAGAAAACCTCGACTTCCATCACTTCTACGGAATGACGGAACTGTTAGAGAAGTGGTTAAGAGAGAACAAATTAAAGATTGATAGCGCTGAAGAAATAATGGAAGTGCGAGATACGTTTATAGCACAGCATCTATCAGAACTATACGAAGAGGCTGCAACTCTTTGTCATGAGCATCATTTAAGATTACATTCCATTTATGGAAAAAGACCCAAATTATTCACAGCCCAAAAACAAAAACGTTGGGTAATTAAACAAAGAGAAAAACATGGCTTGGTATGACCGATTTATAGGTAGAACTACAGAAGATTTAGAAGAAAAGAACAACCCCTCCCAATACTTAATGAGTAGAGAGGAAGGTTTGTCTATAAATTCTAGAGAAGTTGTTACACGTTATCGTGATGCGTATGAAAAGCTAGAAGTTGTAAACCGTGCGGTAAATATTGTTGTAGATGACGTTGCAGAGATACCAGTAGATGTTGGTGGAAAAATTCCAGGATTAAGTCCAGTATTTAAAAACATTAGAAAAGTTACTGTTAATAGACTACTAAATATCCAACCGAACTACTATCAAGATATAAATACTTTTAAAAGAAATCTGATAATCGATTTATTAATTGATGGAAACATATTTATTTACTTTGACGGAGACAGCTTATATCATTTACCAGCTGAAAACGTAACAATTGAGACAGACGAACAAACATATGTTAGCAAATATACATACGATGGCGTAATAGACTATTTACCAACAGAGATTATTCATGTTAAAGAGAACTCATTTAACTCTATATACAGAGGAGTTCCAAGACTAAAACCAGCATATAGAACTATGCAACTATTAGCAAGCATGAGAAATTTCCAGGATAACTTCTTTAAGAATGGAGCTGTCCCAGGTTTAGTACTAAAGAGCCCAAATACTTTAAGTGAAAAGATAAAAGAACGTATGTTAGCTGCTTGGAGAGCCCGTTACAACCCGAGCACAGGAGGGAGACGTCCTCTAATATTAGATGGCGGTCTAGAAGTTGATAACTTAACGGAGGTTAACTTTAAAGATTTAGACTTCCAAGTAGCTATTCAGGCTAACGAAAAGATTATACTACAGGCAATAGGCGTACCGCCATTGCTATTGGATAGTGGGAACAATGCAAATATTCGACCAAACCATAGGCTGTATTACTTAGAAACAGTACTACCTATAGTGAGAAAAATAAACTTTGCATTTGAGCGTTTCTTTGGATTCGATATTTCAGAAGATGTGAGCAATATACCCGCTCTACAGCCCGAACTGAAAGATTCCGCGGCATATTACAGTACTTTAGTTAATACTGGAATTATGTCAGCAAACGAAGCCAGAGAAGCAATGAGAATGGAGCCGTTAGAAGGGCATGACGACTTAAGAGTGCCTGCTAATATAGCAGGCTCAGCAGTGAATCCATCGGAAGGTGGAAGACCTGAACAAGAGGAAGAAAATAATGGCGAATAAAAAAGCACAATTAAAACAATTAGCTGATTACTTTGCTGAAAAAGGAAAATTTATGTCAGCCGCAGAATATAAAGCTGCAGACGATGTACCTATGAGATTTACTATCGCCAAGAGACCATTCGGATCTTGGTCGAGAGTAGGTTCTATGATAAGAACAAACTTTCCTGAGCAATGGGAGGCTATGTCTCCTGCCCCAGAAGAGGCACCCGCTCCAGCGCCCAAGCCTAAGGCTGAGCCTAAAAAGGCTGCAGCACCAAAGGCTGCTAAAGCGCCCAAAGCAAAGAAATAAGGGGAATAATTATGCAAAAGATTTTTAACTTAACATCAACATTCAAGTCTGTTCAAGAAGCAGATGACGGAAGTGTAAATATCAAAGGATATGCCAGCACTAACGATACAGATCGTGCGGGAGATGTTATTAAAAAAGAGGCATGGGAGAAAGGAGGATTAGATAATTTTGGCAATAATCCTATTATACTTTTCAATCATGACTATAATAAACCTATCGGCAGAGCCACCTCGTTAGAGACTGACGAAAAGGGACTAAAGATTACCGCGAACCTATCAAAAAGTGCTGGTGATGTAACAAATTTAGTGAAAGAGGGTATTCTGAGAGCATTCAGTGTCGGCTTCCGCGTTAAAGACGCAGATTATATGGAAGAAGGCGATGGGTACTTGATTAAAGATGCGGAGTTGTTTGAAGTAAGTGTGGTATCAGTACCCGCTAACCAAGCAGCCACCTTCTCTGTGGCGAAGTCTTTCGATACTCAAGAAGAATATTCTGAGTGGAGAAAGCAATTTGTCAAAACAACCGAGGTAATTACGCCTCAAGATACAGACGAACAGTCTGTCTTCAAGGAAAATAAAATGTCAGAAAATAAAGACTTTAATCTTGAAGAGTTTGCAAAGAACGTTGCTAAAGAAACAGCTGCAACTATTGCGATGCAACAAGCCGATGCTAAAGCGAAAGCTCTAGCTGAGGAACAAGCAGCCGCAGAGCAGGCAGCCGATGAAAAGGCAGTTCAAGACGCTAAACTCGAAGAAAAGAAAGCTGAAGTAACAGCTATTATCGAAGCAGGAACTTCTGGAGCAGAAACACTTGTTTCTGACCTAGAGAAACGCATTGATAGTCAATATTCTAACGTTGAAGAAGTTGTAGAAGGCCTAAAAGCTGAACTACGCGAAAAATCTGAAGAAATCCAACAAATCAGAGAATCTAAAAAGATTTTCGGTGAAAGGCTAAAAGGCGGAGGCCTTGACGCTTACACTAGCGATCTAGAAGATGCTTGGTTACTTGGTAAAGCTACTGGTAAAGGGCTTAATACTAAGTTTGGAATGGAAACTATGGAAAAAGTTAATACTCATTCGGGTATGGACGTTTCTTCCGCAGATTTTGAACAAACAGTTTCAACAAATATTGAAAGAGACATACAGAATGCATTAGTACTAGCACCTCTATTTAGAGAAATAGCTATGAATTCTGCAACTCAAATATTACCAATCCTACCAGACGCTGGCTATGCGGAGTTCACAACTAACGCACAAGCTTCAGGATCAGCACCTCATGGTAACTTAGACCCAAGAGGGGATGCTTATGATCCAGGAAATGCTGCAGGTATGGTAATGACTGAAAGGACACTTTCAACCAAAAAACTGATCTCTCAATCATACTTAGGTAACGAAACAGAAGAAGATGCAATCTTGCCTATTCTTCCGTTAATTCGTGAATCTATGATAAGATCACACGCTCGAGGAATCGAGAATGCTGTTCTAGCTGGTGACGATGCCGATGGCGCATACGGTACTGGTGGAGCGGCTTTTGAAGGTTTATTGCACTTAGCAAGAAACGATTCAGATTATACTCAGACTACAACAGCCTTTGCTTCTGATTCTTTAACAGCGCTACAATTATTAGCAGCTAGAAAGAATATGGGCAAATATGGTATTAAGCCTGAGGATGTAGTATACGTTGTATCTCAAACAGGATACTTCCAACTACTAGAAGATGCTGAATTCCAAGATGTCAACCTAGTGGGTGACGCAGCTACTAAACTTAGTGGTGAAATTGGTTCAGTATTCGGATCAAAAGTTATCGTATGTGATGAATTCGCAACAGCTGCAGTGAGTAAATTCCACGCAGTAGCGGTTTATCCTAGAAACTTTGTTATGCCAAGACTACGTGGAATGACAGTTGAGTCAGACTACGAAGTAGGCAACCAAAGAAGAGTACTAGTTGCTTCACAAAGAGTTGGTTTCATCGATCTAATTGATGGCGCTACTTCTAAGTGGGCTCTTATGTACAAAGCTTCTTAAATTAATTTACACCGCGCTATGCGGGTATGATGAAATATGCTGGGTGACTTGGGGGAGTAATAGCTCCTCCAAGTTTCACCTTTTCAAGGACACACAATGGCAAACTTAATCACTAGAGCACAATATAAGAATTACACAAAGATGGATCACAACAAGGACGATAGTAAGATCGATACCTTGGTGGAATCTATCAGTCAAATGGTTAAGACCTACTGTGGTCACTCAATAATCGACTACTATTCAGCTACCAAAACAGAGGTATTTGATGTAGAAGATTTACTAACATCGGAGGTTTTTGTCACAGAATCTCCACTCACTAGTGTTACTTCGGTTCAAGAAAGAAGTTCTATAGCTGATAGCTACGAAACTCTAACCGCCAATACGCATTACTATGTAGATACAGAACATGATCGTATTAGAAGGATAGATGGGAGCAGAGGTATTGACTACTGGCCCCAAGGGTTTGCTGCAGTTAAAGTCGTATACAACGCAGGGTATTCTGCCGTGCCAGCTGATTTAAAATTAGCAGTATTTGACTTAGTAACTTATTACTTAAAAGAAGAACATAAAACACAACGTTCAATCGCTGGAACCACCCTAAGAAATGAAGGTAGTACTTCAATCAGAAATGATATAGGTTTTCCAGATCACATCAAACGAGTACTCGACCTTTATAAAATTATAGATATAGTTTAATGGCTATTAAAGATACCATTAATTGGTTACAGAGCAAAATCCCTGAACCCATACAGCG